GCAATACGTTCATACAATTCATCTGTACCACCACGTTTAGCGAAAGCCGCTACAATTACGTTTTGTTCTAATACTTGTAATTCATTAACTGGCGCATTCATAATCTTCTCCTAATTCTTTGGTGGTTCTGGTAGTGGCATCCAGTGAGAAATGATGTGTTTCGCATCTTCAACGCCATCGCAAACAAATATTTCTTTTTGTGGTATCCACCAGCCAACTTCGATCAAAAGAGCGTAAGGGCGTGGATACCAAAACCCTTTTTGCTGATCTTTAAGTAGGCATAAAATACTTGTTTCTTCTTGGAATGCTGGAAGCCTTTCTTCAACACTAATCCACTCCATCACACCACTCCTGCTTCTTCATCTGCCAATTCTTCGGCGTAGTACTCTAGCTGTTTGTTTAAGTCAGCCACTTGTGTTGATGTAAGTTGAAATAGAAGACCGATAGGAGTCTCTACATATTCAGTGCCAACCACTTCTACATGTGTGCGGTCATCTACAACGAGTTGGTCGTAAAACTGGTCTTTGCTTTCCTCTGGATTCATTAGAGAACCAACGACACGAACTTGCTTAACAACATCGGCAACAATCTTGCATTTCAAAGTTGCACAACCGCTTTCCAGTTCAAATGAAACAGTGTTGTCTTTAACTTCAAATTCACCAGACACTTGAAGCATTGGGAAAGAAGGGCATAGCAGCTCAGGCTTGTTAACTAACATATTCATTAGATAATCCCCCAGTGAACCGCCAAGATGAGGTTGAAGAACCCAATGAAACTAGCTAGTGCTATGTAGTTATCCATGAGAGGGCTCCTTGTCCAAATCAACTTCTTTCGAGCGTTCAGCAAGCATTGCGTCTGCTAAGTGATATGCATTTCTAGCCACATCTTCATCAATTAGATAGAAGCCCATGTTTGCAGCAAAGCCTTGCATAGCAGCAATTGCAAACTGATCACGTAAAGTTAATGTTTCCATCACTTCACCCCCTCAACCTGAACACGCACATACATGTTCTGTTTTGCTTTGAGTTCGTTGGCGTATTGCTCGTCGGCACAGCCTTTTAGGAATGCAAATACAATGAAGGTGATAACCCAGAAAGCTATGAAAGCTTTAGAGCCATCCCTAAAGGCTTGGCTAAACTTGTACTTTTCAATTCTTTGATTCATACTTATCTCACTCTTTGAGTAGCCCTGCATCCGCCAAGATTGTTCAGGGCTTTTTAATATTCGGTAGAGTTATGTTCAACTAATTGAACATTAATGTCAATACTTTGTTCAATAAATTAATTAAAAATGTTCAATATTCTGAATTCATGCTTTAATAGGCAAAAGAAAACCCACCGTGGTGGTGGGTTTTCTTATAAAGGATAAATTAAATCACTATTTGAGTTGCTTAGGTGAGAGTGCCTCTAGAACCTGATTTGCTAAAGGAGCTTGAATAGATCCTTTTTTAGCTTGTCCAAGAAGATACTTTGGCAATTGAGTATTTATATACTGATCCTTCAGCCATCTTCTAAACTCCCCAATACAAGATAACGGATAAGCATAGGGCGCCTGAGGATTTGACTGAGCTTGAGGATAATATTCAGGATAATTATGTTGATAATTGATCCTTTTCCCATGTAGCTTCTCTAAATCACATTCCTTCCAATGTTTACTCCACGCCATACCAACAGAAATATCAGGAATGACTTTATCGCTAACAATAATTCCACTTCTAATCATTGGTACAATTAACGATGCCGCCTCATTAAAAACACCAAAATAACCATCAGGTACTGCGGAAATTGTTAAGTCCACTCGATCATGGAAGAATTTCCAACTATCAAGCTGTTTTTGATTCGGTGAATATCCTGTGGCTTGGTATACGAAATCTCTAAATTTTAGTCTAGCAAGGTTTCTAAATGCCTGAATTGCTTGAGGCCTTGGATCCTCAACAACAAAAGCGTAATACTCAAGCATTGCAAGACAAACTGGCTCAGTAAAGGCGTTGATTTCACGACCTTTATATTCAGCTTTTAAATAAAGCTCATCTTCAAAGTAACCATTTTGTTCTAGAATCTCATTTATTTGTATGCCGCGAGGTTTTAATTTCTCTTCAGACCAATTATTCGTTAACCTAACAAAAGGCCCTCGTCCAAGACCACACATCCTCTCAAGACCCCTGCCTGTCAAGTAGGGAACCCCACTCTCTAGTACACCCATCTCTACATCGTCTATCTCTATCTGACAGTCAACTCTAAATAGGTGTTGTTGGTCTCCAATTTTATTGGTACCCGAGTTGGATGTATTTACGCTTAGATAGTTGTTATCGCTTGTTTTTTTACTGGTACCCATTACTCCCCCTCCCGAACCGTTAAATTACTGTGTCGGGTTCACAGTTTATTAATCTTTGGTGTTATTAATCTTCTGCCCAAGCTTTCCTTCCTTTACCAACTGAACAACTTGTTCATTCGTAAGTACAGGAATATAGACCTTATCGCCGATATCTTTTGAAAGGATTCTCACTTCCTCAGCAGTTAGAACTAACGCCTCTCCATTTTTCGCAGCATCATTAATACGGGCAATAATTTGATTGATTGGTAATTTTGCGTTATTCAATTCCATTCTCCTTTTTTTTAACCTGCACGCCACACCTGGCGGCCCATAACCTTAAAATTCAGTCCATTCTGTTCAGTAATTATTCTATCCCGATACTTTTCGTTGAAGCTATGCAGAACTAAAGAGCCATCAGCTTCTTTAAATATCTGCTTAATCATGCCTTCGCCAGCAAAGTAAACTGCGTAAATACCACCATCTACTATTTCAGTTTGTGATAGATCAATACCAACTAGATCTTGGTCATGGATATAATCCGCCATGCTGTCGCCTTTAGCCTTGATGATGCGCATGCAATCAGGATGAACATTTTTTTGTTTAAAAAAACTAGGTGGGAATGGCTGTTTTCCATTGATCACATCAAAGTGAAACTCTATAGATTCTCCTGTGCCACAAGAAAAACTTGCCTCTACCACATCAATCCAGATAAATCCATCATCCCCACCATACTCAACTACTGACGCGCTTTGAATATCATTCACATCAAATGATGATTCATCTTTCTTGGATAGGCCGTGCTTATCCATAAATTCTTGCATGTTGAAGTTGGTTAAATTTTGTTTTTCTTTTCCAGTAAGAATCCATCTGGATGTTGTTTTTAATGCGGTTGCTAGCGCCTCAATGTGCTTTGCGCTCGGATTATTACTTCCATTTACCCAACCAGAAACAGTTCCTCTAGCAGCGCCAGTGAGCCTCATTAAATCCGCTTGAGATAACTTTAATTCAGCCATTCGAGATTGAATGCGATCAGAAACAGAATTATCCATCGTTCAAAACCTTATATCAGATGTTCAAAATTATGAACAAGAAGTTTGACAAATGCTTGAACATGTTGTTCAATAAGTTGAATTAATATGTTCAGGAATTTGAATATGAATGTAGAGCATTTGAGGGAGTTCTACGGTGTAGAAAATAACTCTCAACTAGCCAAGAAAATCAAAAAAGCACGCTCAGGTATTACCAAATGGGAGCAAGAAGGCATACCACCAAGAACGCAAGCTGCCTTTGAAGTATTAACAAATGGAAAGCTAAAGGCTGACCGTCAAGCATTAACTGCCTAGGAAAAACCATGACTAAACGTAAACCAAAGAAGGATGCGTCTATCACCATCCATATGCCAACAGACCACAAAGAACAGTTGTCCTCATTGGCTGAAATGCTACGAGCAGGACAGGGTGCAAGTGAGTATGTGTACGAAACGTTAATCAAGCCTCATCTCCAAAAATTGAAAGCTGAGACGAAGATTAAACAAAAGATTTTCGGCTTAACAGAGAGCGATAAAAACCATGAGCTGCATTCAGATTTATCAGTGCGCTCAGAAACAGCAGACATTAAAAAAGCCTGATCTCGTACATCAGGCTCAATGTTCAATCGGAGAAGGACCAAATGAACTATTCAATATTAGCAGAAACAGTAGAGAAGGGGAACTAGATGAGTAAAACCACTTTTAAATTTATTCAGTGGTACGAATCTAAGTACCCTGAGTTTGTAAATCGATATGGAGCTTTAAAACGCTTATATGACTCTGATTTAGATAGTTTCTTCATTGAAGAAATTGATGAGCTGTATAAGGAATTTAAGCAAGGTGGTGTTGTATGAGCTTATACACCACAGGTCATCCGGTTGTAGACAAAATTGCCAGCCTCAATATTGAAGGCAATGTCATTCCTGCTAATTGGTTTAATACTTTCAAATTGGAAAATGGAAAGCCCGATACAAATGCGGTCATTTTGCTTTCAGAAATTGTTTATTGGCATCGTCCGACTATTGTCCGTGATGAAGATTCTGGGCATATCGTTTCGGTAAAGAAAAAATTCAAAGCTGATTTATTGCAACGCTCATATCAGAGTCTAGCAGATCAATTTGGGTTCTCAAGGAAGCAAGTTAAAGAAGCATTAGATCGTCTTGAAAAGTTCGGCGTGATCAAGCGTCACTTCCGCTCTGTAGATGTAAATGGTCAAAAACTTAGCAATGTTTTGTTCATTGAATTAGTTACCCATGTTCTCTTTGAAGTGATATGTGCTGAATTAGCAGGAGACTTTCACTTGGGATATGCTAGGCAGCTAACCGATAAAAGTTCTCTGCTATTTGATTTGGCGT